CAAATATACAACTACTTTATTAATATAATAGTAGTTAATTAATCTTTAACATTTATTTAACTTTTATAATAATTTAAGTTGTTTATTGTCAATTATTTTTGCAAATATATAATATTATAGTTATTAATTAATAAAATATTTTTTTTATTTGGATATTTAGTTTAATTTTGCTATATTATAAAAACAAATATATTATGGCTTATTCACTAAAAGAATTAAATTACTTAAAAGAAAATGAAAATCATAAAATTGTGTACGATGGTTATGATTTCATCTGGTATGCAAATCGTGGTAATGGTTTTGAATTACACTCAATAAAATGCTTTACTGATTATAAAGAAACATTATCTTATATTTATTACTGGGTTGGTAAGTATAAAAAAGAGTATAATAAGAAAGATAATTATATGGACAATATGCTTAATGATTTATTAAAAGATATTCAAATTAAAAATATTTGTAAAAATAAAGACTTAAAATCAAAAGATAAAATTAAATATATCTTAAATATTAATCCAAAAATTAAAAACTTAGAATTATCTAAATTATTAGATTTAAGTAAAGCAGCAATTAGCATACAAATTAAAAACCTTAACAACTTATAAATATTTAGTTAAGTTTTTTTCTGATTAAAGTGTTTAGAATTAAGTGTTTATGTATTTTTAAAACAAGTACTATAACAGCCTTAAATTTTAAACGCTTTTTTCTTTAAATAAGCATAAATAAAATACCCAAAAGGAATAATTAAAAGCCAAAGTAAAACCCAGTAATTAAACTTTTTATCCACATCTTTATTAAAATCTTTTTTAACCAAAGAAACATTACTCTTTTGTTGTTTATATTCGATTTTAGATACTATTTTATTATTTATATGTAAACTATTATCTTTTACTTTTTTATAGCTTAAAATAGCGTTTTTATAGCTTATTCCATTAACTACAATATCTTTCAAAGTATCAATTGGTTTAATAGTAAATTCTTCAATTAAAATATCATTTTGAATTTCATTTTTAGATATTTCTTTCGTCACTAATTTAGTATCTATTTGTGAAATACTATCTTTTTTAATGTAACTTTTATCAATAGAAACTTTTCTCGATGCACAAGATAAAAATAAGAATGGTATTATTATTAAAATATATTTCATTTTTTAAAGTATAAACTTGATTCTGTTATTCGTCTATTAGTTAATCCTTTTGAAGCAACACCTGAAATTTTATTCCATTTTAAAAACTCTTTTGCTATATTTCCATCATTAGGATTTAAGTTTACTAATCTTAAAAGTGTACTATTTTTAAAACCTACTTGACCGATATTATAACATAAACAAAATAAAGCATTAAACTGATTTTGATTAATTTTAACTTTTAAATTATCATTAATTGTTTTCTCAAATTTAGTTGCTATTAAATAAAATAAATGATACGCCTCTTCTAAGGTAATATTATCGCCTTCTCTTACTTTGTCGCCATCTTCATAAAAAGTGTTGCCTAAACCGATAGTAAATATACCAGCTTGGCACTTATAAGCCTTTAATTTCAATCCTTCTAAACTTGCTAAGAGTTTAATTCCGTTTGCATCAATTTTCATCTTTTCCTTTTTTTTCTAATAAATACCATCTTCGAGCTGTGTAACCCGTAGCTATAATAAAAGCTATTATTTTCATTGCAGAATCTACATCTGAAAATGTAAACATAAAATAACCGCCTGTTATTAATGCTTGTTTAAAATCTAAAATTGCGTCTTTCATTTCCTTAATTGTGTAACTATATCAGTAAACCCTTGTATTCCTATATATGCGGTTGCTATTATTATCCAGTCTGAACTTGGTATGTTTCCAAAAAATAAACCTCCACAAGCTATTAAAAACACAAGTAATTTTCTGCTTACTAACTTATTTAATAAAAAATCTAATTGTTGTTTACTCATTTTAATTAAAATTAGGAATAGCTGTTTCCGAAATTGGATTTAATTTTTCGTCAATAGAATTTTCTAAAGATTGTTTAATAATATATAATTGACTTTGTTGAATTTCATCATCAATACTTTCAGGAATAATACTCATAATAGATTCTAACCAAATAATAATTTGTTCTTTAGTTATCAAATCATAATCTATAATTACACCTGTAGGTTCAGGAAGTGCGATACATCCATAAGTTTCTATATTAACTCCATCACGTTCGGCACTTAATCTCCAATGAATATTAGTTATAATTTTACTTTCAGGTTTTATATCAAAAGCCGAAATAATCCAGTTAAATTGTGTCATTTTTATCTATTTAATTTATAATAATAAAACCCATCCAGTTGATTTATTTACATATAATCCTTCAGACGCATCTGTACAATAAACACATAACCCTACTGCTGGAGTCGCTATTGCTATTCTTTGTGCGTTAGTCATTCTTGGAGGTAAAAAACCTTTAGTTGTACTATCTATCTGTAATTGAGCAGAAGCTACTAATGATGTAGTTCCAGTTACAATCCCTCCACTTACTGATAATCCATTTGTTGGTGCAACAGTTGAAGCAGAAAAACCTATTGCAGCGTTTCCATTTACTTGAAATTTAGAACCAATAGTTGTTGTTCCTATGCCTACATATCCATTTGTAAATCTACTACCATTTTTATCTATAAATAGCATTTCAGATGCTGTATCATATCCTCCACCACGTAAACTTATTGAGCCTGTACCATTAAATGTTGTTTGTGAATTTGAAAAAATAACTATTCCAGTTGCTCCATCAGGTCCAAATCCTACATTATTAGCTAAAGAAGGAACATCAAACGAAGAACCGTATGCTCTAAAAAAACCTCCTATTGTATCAGCTTTTACAGAAATTGTTGCTACTGAAGATGATGAAGTTGCAAAAACAGAATTTGAAGCATTAGTACTTGCATAATTTCTAACATTTCCATTAATATCTAACGTAACTGTTGGAGTAGTTGTTCCAATCCCAAATCTATTATTAGTATCATCAAAAAATAAATTTGCATTATCTTGTTGTAATATTCCACCAACACCAGCAAATAAAATAGAACCAGCAGTAGCTCCAGTTATAGTTCCCCCAATAGCCGTTGAACCACTACCACCCGATACAGTTGCCCAAGTATTATCCCCTCTTAAATAAGTAGTAGCACTTGGTGTTCCTGTTGCGTTTAAATTAGATATTCCAACAATACTATTAGCTAAAGTTGTCGCAATAGATGTTGTTCCACTTCCCGTTACCGCTCCTGATAAAGATATACTTTGATTTCCAGTGATATATGTGTTTGTATCATAAGATATCACACCTAAAGATGATTTAACAAATCCAGTTCCACTTAAAGCGTTTTGCTTGCTATTGAAAGTACTCCAATCAGAAAAACTTAAATATCCATTTGTCGAAATATTAGATTGATTAATAGTTACAGTTCCTAAAGTATTAACTAAAGGAGAAGTAAAAGTATATGAACTACCACTTGTAACAGTTGCCCAAGTGTTATCTCCTCTCAAATAAGTAGTTGCACTTGGAGTTCCTGTTGCGGTTAAATTAGATATTCCTACTGTCTTTAAAAACCCTTGACTATTAACATATATAGTTGTAGCAAAAGAACTTAAATCTTGGTCGCCCGTATTTATACCGCTTGTATTTGATAAACGTGTAGAGCTTGTGGTGTCAAAAGATATTTTACTATTAAAAGTAATCCAATCTGTAGAACTTAAAGCACCTCTATTTAATGCAGATGCAGTTGGAATGTTTAAGGTTATTACGGGTGTTGTAGTACCATCAGAAACGGTACTTGATACATCTGTTCCACTTGTGCCTAAAGTCAAAGCAGAAACATTTGTAACCGTTCCTAAATTAGTAGTATATCCGTTTGGATTTGTGGCATTATAAGGAGTATATCCTAATGCATTTGTAACATTTAAACTTGTTATAGAAGTTAAAAAACCACTTGGATTTCCACTTAATGGATATGCGTCTATAATTCCATAACCTAATAAAGTTGTTGGTTTACCAGTTAATGAAGTAAATGATTGAGCTGGAACGGAACTAATATATCCGTTTGGATTAGTAGAATTGTAGGGCGTATATCCTAAAGCGCTAACAACTGTTT